TGGTTTTCAGCCATATTCAACATGATGTATTTTGAACGTAATTCGTATTCACCGTCAGAAGTACCAACTTTCTTAGCCACATAACCTGGTAGGTCTGGGTTCATTGAACATCTTGTAAATTTCTCAAGTGAAACCATATTATCGTCAGTATCGTTAAAGTCACGAATAATTAAATCAAATTCACCTGTTTCAATATCGATATTGATAACAGAAATCTTAATTTGTGAGTTAGCCGCATCACCATCTGAAATTGTGATAACTTCAAATAAGTCAGAAACTTCACCACCACGTACTTCAGATACGACCATTGGAGACATTGGGGTATCCCATTCTCTAACAAAGTTTGTACCTTCAGAAACGTAAAGTTCAGTCAAACTAATACCTCTTACTAAACCTTGTTCGTATGCTGATTTTAAATAATTTGGGTATGTTTCATAAACATATACCGGAATGTCTGATTTAGGTTTGTCATAAACATCAGTACCCAATACTTTAGTAATGTATTTAGATGATGTTGTATCCATTGAACAAGTGAACGATTTTGCACCACTTGTAGAACCTGTTACGTTAACCACGAACTCAGCGAAAGGATTTGTTGCCAAATCAGAACCTGAAATGGTGAAACTTGTGTTACCTGTAACTTCAAGTAACAATGTTTGACCTGAATATGAACCTCTTGAACGGAACGCAGCAACAACTTCACCATCATTAGTTAAGGTTGCATCGTACTCATATCTTGTTACCGCGAATCGGTTAGTTGAACCATTCCATACGAATAAGTAAGAATAAACTTCGTTTGAACCGTTATTGAATACGTTGTACCAATTTTTATTCCAAACTGAATCATCATTTAAATCTCCGGTAAGTGGAGAAACCAATTCTTTAGTTGGGTCTTGAGCCGCAACATCAGCAGCATCTGCCTCACCAATAACAAACCATACACCATCATTACCTGTTACACCACTAAATTCTGTGTAGATGTAATCTGTAATAGATGTACCATCATATGCAGTTTTACCCGAAAGTTCAGAGTATACTGTACTTCCTGTGTAAGTTGCTAATGGAGTTGGGTCCATTGTGATACCTGTTGTGGTACCTGTTGTCATACTCCCCAAAACAAAACCACCAAGGGTTTGAATTGCGAAAGTTTTCACTGGTTTATATCCTGTTAACCCTAGGATTCTTGTTACGAATAATTGATTCGATTCTTCAAGGTATGCTTTAGCAACATAAGGTAACTCATATTTTGGGTTACCCGCCCCGTCTTTTGCTGGTGATGAACCTCCAAAGTACAATTTAAACTCATCATAATCTTTAACTAAGATTGGTTCGAAGGCTGGACCCTTTAAGGTTTCACCTACCAAACCTAATGTAGTAACACCTACACTTTGTGCGACGAATGTTAAATCTTTTTCTGATGTATAAACACCTGGAGATACAAATACTCTATTTGAATTTGCCATTTTTAATTGTTTGGTTTATTTATTTTATTTGTTATTCTATAAATATCTTTGATTCTAGCAAAGATTTCGTAAGTTTTTCAAAAAAAGATATTTAAAAATCCTTTTTTATCATTATTTATCTTTATGACAAAAGAAAACTTAAAAAACATCAAAGTCAGTGAGAAACACCATGAGATGTTAAAAGATTATTGCGATAAAAACGGATTGAAGATTTATAAGGTTGTCCAAAAATGGATTGAGGAGACCTGTAAACCAAAAAAGAAAGATTTATATGGAGATTAACTTAGGTAAACCACGCCAATTTTTGAACCGATAACGGGGGCTCCGAGTAGTTTAACTTTATAGTTACCTGATACTTCAAATCCCGACCCTTCATCTTCAACAAGACCGTTGATGTCTAAACTGACAATACTATCTATTGGTGATGAGGTTGTGAATTCCAATGTGGAACCATCATATACAAAAGTTTCATTTGTAACTTGTAATGGTTTACCGAAGGTATCAATAAATGTATCGTTTCTACCTTTAAAGTATGTGATGGTTATAACATCATTCTCATCAGGTGGAGATGCAAAGGTTATTTTAGACGTTCCGGGGATGTGGTAATAATCATCATCTCTAACTTGTACAAGACCATTAATCGCAACGGTAAAGAGGACATTAATACTTTCACCAACACTAAAAACGGTTTGTAAACCATCGGCGGTGAACGTTGCCACCGTAATTTCAATGGTTTTATTAATATATTTTTTCGCAAAGTTATTACTTGCGATAAACTCATTCAAAAGAAACATTCTACTGATTGCTGGTTTAACTTCAAACTCCTCGTCGTCAATTAAAAACCCTAACATTGTAAATGTGTAGTTTTGGATATAGAACCTTCTACCGTCCAATGAGTCCATTGGTGTGTTATCTTCGATTCTATCCAATATAATTGGAATGTAGTGTCCTTTTACACTTGTGTACGATTGACGTGAAGAGAACTTCTGTAAAACGATTTTATTAAATCTGTTTACGTCTCTAACCTTTGTACAAACAATAGTTATATCAAAAGTAATATCAATTGCCACGGGTTGAGGTATCTTGTATATGTCCGCACCCATTTGAGTTCCGTTCCATGTTGGAACCGATGCGTAGAAAAAGTCTCTCCTATCGGGAATTGTTCTTTGAACAACAGGGTTTGTACCCGGTTGAACGTCGGGTCTTCTAATAACCGCCATAAATGGTAGTTTCATATTACCATCCTCATCGGCAAATGTCCAATTGTTTGACATCTCACCCCATCTTTGAATTGTTAATATTCTCGGGATAATCGGAATTTGGTCTCCGTCAGATATAATCTTAAAATGTTCTTTAACAAAATCGAGCATACCTAAGTCAAGGTCCTCGTGTAAAATCGAATCAGGTAAAAAAGTGTCCGACTTGGTTATTCTCTCAAGTAACTCTTTTCTTCTGCCGACAATATCGGGTCCGTTCATATCGGATTTAACTCCGTAGACTTGGATGTTATTTTTTCTTTTAGGTATTCCCATGTTTAAATTCCACGAAATTCTGATTCCTGTGTTGGAACACAAAGAATGGTTCTATAATATGGTTTGAATCCAAACATACTATGTTTATTGTCTGAGGTTACTTTACCATCATTTGTAACGGTATAGTATCTAATTCTTTCTTCAGATTCAGGATACCCAATGTAATCTCCGTATCTTATATCTATTTCGAGTTCCTCTAAATGTCTCATATAAACAGAAACAGTCATATTACCGGGTTCCAAATATCTACCTAAACCACCTTTATATGTGGTATTTTTTGGTTCCTCAATTTTCACCAATGCATTAAACTCAACAGGAGGTAAAAATTTGATTTGGTCTTTACCAACTTCAGCGTATACTTCATCGGTATCTGTCTTTTGTCTATCGACACGAAAAACAACCAATTTCATATTCAAATCACCATGCAAATATTCCTGACCCATTTGAACATTTAAATCAAAATCGGTTTCAGAGAAAAATTTACTAAGTCTTGTTATTGGTAACTTATGTTTCATACCCAATAAATAGTTCCATTATTCATTCTAATTTCTTATATTTAGAATATATGCAGAATAAAATACCCGAGATAGAGGCGAGGGATATCTTATTAAGTTACGAAGGATTCAACAATCAGTTGTTGGATTGGAAAGAAAAGTTTTCTAAAGTTAAAAACTTTCAATTGACTCGACCTCAGGCAGAATACGTCTTGAAATATCATGAGACGGTACCTCGTGTTGCTAAAAAATATCTAAACATTTCTAAAAACTTTGCGAGTACAATTATGGAAAGTAAACATCTCACTTATGTCCCTGAAAAGATATGGTGTGAGAAATTGTTGTGTGAAAGTGATAAGGCATACCACATTTGGGGTAAAGTAGTTGAGACTGAGAAGAACTATTCATTATGGTTACCAAAGTCGTCAATTATTCAAGAAGAAAAGAAACTAAACAGAGAAGTGGATTATAGTCCATACTCACATAGAGCACCAATGGAACACCAAAAGGTGGCAATTGAAAAATTATTGGCAAATAACAAATACATACTTGCCGATGATATGGGATTAGGTAAAACAACATCAGCAATTATTGCATCACTTGAGAGTGGAGCAAAGAAAGTATTAATTATCTGTCCCGCATCTTTGAAGATTAACTGGCAACGTGAAATCGATAACTATACCGATAAAAAGGTCTTAATTGTTGAAGGTCGTAAATGGGGGTCCACATTTGATTTTTATATTATCAACTATGACATCATTAAGAACTACCACACGACCGAAAACTATGAAGATGGTGAATCATACCAATTAATAGTTAAAGAAGGGTTTGACCTCGTTATAATCGACGAGGCACACTATGTTTCGAACCCAACCGCACAAAGAACAAAATTAATCAACGATATTGCCAAACAAATACCTAAAGTGTGGTTATTAACCGGTACTCCGATGACATCGAGACCAATTAATTATTATAATTTATTAAAATTAGTTAATTCACCAATCGCGTTAAATTGGCAAAGTTTTGTTAGGAGATATTGTGCTGGATACCAATTTAATGTTGGAGGTAAAAAGATTTGGAACACAAGTGGCGCGAGTAATCTCGATGAATTAAGAGATATGACTAAAAACATTGTTCTCAGAAGAATGAAAACAGATATCCTCGATTTACCTGAAAAAATTATCACACCTGTTTTCTTAGATTTAAAGAGTACGTTCTATGATGAAGAGTTGGAGGATTTCATGAGAATTTCTAAAGACAATCAAAAGAAAGAATCAATTACCGTAACACTTAATCGACTAATGAAAATTAGACAGGTTATTGCATATGAAAAAGTACCATATACATGTGAATTAATTGAAAAGTTTATTGAACAAGGTAAGAAAGTAATTGTGTTTACAAACTTCACAATGAGTCTCGATATGATACATGAGAAGTATAAGAAGAACTCTGTTACTCTTGATGGTAGAATGTCAAAAGATAGAAGACAGGAAAGTGTTGACCGTTTTCAAAACGATGATAAGATTAAAATCTTCATATCTAACATTAAGGCCGGTGGTGTGGGTATTACCTTAACTGCGGCGGAGACTGTTATTATGAATGACTTATCGTTTGTTCCTTCTGACCATTCACAGGCGGAAGATAGGGCATATAGATACGGGCAAAAAAATAGTGTCCTCGTTTACTATCCTGTATTTGAGAACACTATTGAAAGAATCGTTTATAATATCTTACAAAAGAAGAAAGGTATTATTGACCAAGTTATGGGTGATGGTGAATACTCTGAGAGTTTTGCACAATCATTACTTATGGAACTTCTCTAAATCTTTTAGAGAATTTTCCATATTTGTACCCGTTTCTATTTTGTTAATGATTTCCTTCCACACATCGATGATAGGTTGGTCGACATATTTTTTGTCGTCAGTAGGTAATTTTATACTTACGGATTTCATATTTTCATCGTATGTTGCCGACGTAGTGTCATCAACATCCATTATGAATTGTAATCCATGTTTGGTACAGTACATGAAGAATTCGTAAAAAATCTTCGATTTAAAAATTTGGCTAATTGGTTCTTCCATCATGATTGATTTTGGGTCGAATGTATATGTGTCTCCACTGTTTAAATGTTTTTGTTCAGTAAATAAATTTGGGTCCATTCTAAAAAACAACATCCTTGTTGGGTTTATTGTAATTTCATTTGGGGTATACTTAATATTCATTTCTGTTATTACTAAGTAATCAACACCCATTTGGTTGTAGAACTTCGTATTGATTGGACTGTGGATTGTATTACCGCCATAAATTTTAGCGGACTTTACTTGGTATTTTTTTACAATACTCTCATCTGATTTTTCGGTGGTGTACAAATCGACCCCATTGAAATCGTCTTTATTACCTTTAATGGTGGAACTTCGGTATACGTTGTATTTTATTAGTTTAGACCTAAACAAATACTCAACACACAACTCCGCTAATGTCCCTACACCCATTGTACTTATTGATTTATCAATTAATATCGATAAGAAATCATTGTCAGTTAAAATACTTTGGTCTTTGAATATTTTATCTCCGTAATGATTTAACCAAAAGAAATACTTTTCCAATTCACTGAATGCGTATTCAATCGTTGTGTTTGTTTTGTCGAATTGGATTAACTCAACCTTTCTTCCTTCAAACTCATCAATACCCTTAGCAATGAAGTCATTTGATAACTGTTGGTTCAGATATTGTGAAATATATTCATTACAAGTAGGGTGAGTGTTGAATTGATTAATTCTTGACCAACCTCCGAAAGGTGTCAAAACACCGGTCATTTCATTGTGAACACAAGTACCGTATTGATTATATTTTGTATAATATTTTACATAAATGGCATCCCAACTAACCTTCAAATACCTCTTAACTTCCTTATATTGACCATTTCCAGAACATATTTTCTTTAAAAGGTAAACAAACTTACCGTCTTTATATTTAATATTACTTCTTAGTTTCAAAACATTTCAATTAATAACTCAAATATACGAATATTTATAGATAAAACAAAATATGTCTGCTACGATTATTACAAATCCTGAAAAACAGAAGTTATACACTCAAGTATTCCACTTATTAGGATTACCTGTTAGAGGTATTGAACTTACTGAGGAACAAATGGATACGTTTTTAGAATTGTCACTTTCTGAATACGAACAATACGTGAACGATTGGTTAATCGAATCACAATGGTCATCATTAATCGGTATAGATGTTGATACCCAATCTTTAACTCGTGCATTCACAACCAGAAGTTTGGATTATGAAACACAATTTTCACATGCATATTCTAAAATCGTAGGTTTACAAACAGGTGGAAACTCTGAACTTAAAAAAGACTATTTTGAATTATCAGCAAACACACAAACCTATATTGTTCCCGCAGGAAGAGAAATAAATGAATTATTATGGTTCTCAAGAGCGGAATTAACCGATTCTATTGTTGACCCGTTTTTAGGGGGATTTGGTGGTCTTGGTGGTGTTGGTTTTGGTGGTGTGGGTGGTTTTGCACAACAAGGTACATCGGGTTCCTACTTTATGTTACCCGCATTTGACCTTTTATTAAGAATGGGTGATAGAAATCTTAAAAACCGATTAATCGGTGGTGATTTAACCTATAGAATAACGGCGGGACCTAATAGTACCAAAGTAGTTCACTTATATAATGTACCGGGTGGTAGATTCGATTTTGGTTCTATTCAAAACAACCGTAGTAAGGTTTGGTATTGGTATTATGACACCATGGATAGAGATACGTGTTTAGATAAAAACAAAGATATCATCAAATTACCTTCAGATGTTGACGTTGAACAATTGACGTGGGATATGTTAAATAAACCAGCACAAAACTGGGTTAGAAAATATCTTATTGCATATTCTAAAGAAGGGTTAGGAAGAATTTGGGGTAAGTACTCGGGTGATATACAAGTACCTGATAGTCAAATTAAATTGGATTACACTTCATTGTTAACTGAAGGTAAAGATGAAAAGTTAAAACTAATCGAAGAGTTAATGCAGAGATTGGAAAGACTTCGTCCTGACAAAATTCTTGAGAGAAAAGGGAATGAAGCAGAAAACCTTAATAAGGCATTAAAGTATAGACCCTTCCAATCTCCGTATAACGTAATCTAATTAACTTTCAATTACATGAAATGCATAATCGATTCCATTGGTTTCGATTATTTCATCTTCATTACTCTTGATACTCGCCTCTTGTAGTTTTACAACTTTTCTGTTGTGGTCAACCCAATATTGGTCGACCAATTCAAGACTGTTATCTACATACATAAAGAACGGGTCTCGTTGTACTCTATTCCAAAATATAACCTCACCATCAGATAAAGTCATTACTTCATCAAACTTATCTTGACCCTCTTCTTTTAATGGGAAACCACTCACAAGTTCACATTGTGTTTTAGTGAAGTATTGTCTGTCCTTCGGGTCCTCAATTAAAATATCCTCACGA